GTAAATAGTAAGGGGCTTCTCTTAAAGAGCTTGATTGTGTTACCAAAACCTGGTAACAAGCGAATTACTAGGTTTGGTCTTCCCTATTGGAAGACATCTACTGATTTATATACATATAAACATATAAACATATAGAACAAAAATTTTGAGTGGGATTACACTCATCTGAAGCTATGCGTGAGCTTTACACGTTTGTTTGAGTGGGATTACACTCATCTAAAGCTTTACGTGAGCTTTACACGTTTGTCTCGAGTTATGCATTAGAGGCAGGCGACTCAACAAAATAAATGATAGGAGGTCCAATATAACAAAACAAAGAGTAATCTTCGCCTGCAGATACGGTTCTCAATAAGGGGACAGGATAATTAGCATGATTGTGTGCCATATACATAGCATGTGCTGGCCCATGTAAACTGGTATAAGTCCCAGCTCCCCAATTAGTTAAACCATACCTATTAGGTAAGAACTCATTGATATTATAATACGGTTTCCTTCCCGCCACGTTCTGAAAAATACATTCCACCTCAGTTGCACAAGCACCCGAAAGCGCAGTTCCAAAATAAGCTGACACACTAGAAGCCATATTAGTAGTGGGAGTGTTATGCATCTGCGTCACAATACATGGGTTTCCAATCGTAGTCGAAGCAAAATCGTGATCCGTTAGCAAGTTTAAACATGTAGGGAGGTTAAGATGAATTCGCGAGTAGCGAACTATATAAGAACCTTTCCTCGCAGCGAAACAACCTTCAAAATGAGTTATCAGGTTGTTGATGCCATAATCAAAATTAATGGCACCGGTACCAGTGGTTACAGTTCGTGAACGACCTGCAATCTTGGTCCCGCGAAAAACTGGCCTATCGAAATCATAAATCGCTAGGGTTTGGATGGAAGAGCTCGTTGAAGATTGCGCTGCATACACATACGTTGGTGACTCTCTTTTGATAAGAGTCCGGATATTCGTAATAGATTCCCCATGATTCACCAAACTGGTTTCAACATTACTAGCTTGTCCCACTTTACCAGAAGCGGCAAAGTAAGAACATGTTCGCAAGTTGTCACCAGGACGATAAAAACGCAAGGAATCACCTCCTGCTATCCAGACATTTACATCAACTGGAGTGTCAACTGTC